AATTGCTTCACAAAGAGCGACTGCATTACAGGAATGAAAGGATGATTAGAATTAATGTTGTAGATATGATACAACATAATCAACAGGTCTCTAAGCCCATAAGTTGAGTCCTCTAAATACTCAGAGAGTATTTGAACACTTTTTTCCATATATAAAAAATTTAAATTAACACGCAAATATATGGAATTTTTCCAAGGCGGTTGGGAACCGCTACAAATTTAACATGTAGTAGGTCGCACTTACCTTGGAAAGCAAACTTAAAGA